GTTTACACAAAATATTTTATACCCGAAAGCAAGCTCACGGACCGAGACAACGGCGCGGCCTATTCCGAATGGAGCAAGGCAATAAACCCCGCCGACGGCGAGCCGTATATAACCGTATGCAGCGGAAACAAGGTAGATCAAACGCGGGTGGCCGATTGGCTTTTCTCTTTGCAAACTCGTTATAACGTGCGCGTAATGTGTACGGGTTACGACCGTTGGCATAGTGACGTTTTTATTTTGAGAATGAGCAAGAAAAACGGTTACGGCATGGAAACAATGCGCATAGATCAAAACCCGAAGGTGCTTTCTTTTCCGATGAAAATGGTAGAAAGAGACTTGCAGGCGCGCTTGATAAATTACGGCGAAAACCCCGTCGACAAAATGTGCTTTTCAAATACGAGCGCTAAAATTATGAATGACCGAATAATGCCCGAGAAGATCGCGGGAGAATACGAGCGAAAAATCGACGGCACGGTTTGCTTAATAATTTTATACGCGACATACGAAAAAAACGAAATGCAATTTTCGCAATATGTGAGGTGATAACGTGGCGGAAAATAAAAATATTTTTGCCCGAGCGTTTGAGGCGATCGGCTCTTTGATCGGCGGCGGCGGACAAAAGAAAAGTAAAGGAATGAAGAAGGCCGCAAGGTTGAACGGTTACGAGCCGACGTTTACGTCTTTCGGCGATAACGCGCTTGCGTCGGATTTGGTCCTCGACGCGATACGCTTAAAGGCGGAATTTATAAGCAAGCTCGACCCGCGACATATAAGGACCGAAGGCGGGACGCAAAAGCGAATAGACGAAAGCAGCATTGCGCGAGTTTTGCGCGAGCCTAACGCTTATATGACGACAAGCGATTTTCTTTATAAAATTGCTTTTCTCCGCGAAGCGACCGAAAACGCTTTTATTTACCTCGACTATTATTGGACGAAGGGCGGCTATAAATATTATACGGGCGCGTATATTATACAGCCGTGGCGTTGGTGCTATTACGAGGACGAGCAAACGGGCGAGCTATATATTGGCTTTAAATTCCGTAACCGAGACGACGAGGTCGTCTTTAAATATTCCGAGATTATACATTGGCGCAAGCATTACGAGGACGACGAGTACGACGGCGGCGGCAAGTATTCAAACGCGGAAGAGCGCGACGTCCTTAATACCTTGCAGGCATACCACACAATTTGCGAAAGCATAGCGGAGGCCGCAAAGTGCGCTTGTTATTTCGACGGAATTTTGCAAGTGAACGCATACGGCGAAGAGCCCGAGAACGTGCAGAAAATCCGCGACGAATTTATCGACGATTTGCGCAAAGGCAAAAAGGGGGTCGCGGTCCTCGATAACGGCGCGGAATGGAAAGACGTAAAACGCGAGCTTAAAATGGTTGATGAAAAAACAATGCAACATTTTAAGAGCAAAATTTTACAGCATACGGGCGTAAGCCCTGCCATGCTTTCGGGAGACTTTACGCCCGCGCAAAAGGACGCATTTTACGAGCGTTGTATTGAGGGCGGCGTGTTAAGTCTCGGGCAAGCGTTTACAAAAACAGCCTTCACAAAATGGCAAAAAACGCACGGCGACGAGATTATTTTTTATCCAAACAAAATAGAGCTCATGAGCACAAACGAAAAAATTTCACTTTTGGGCGCAACGAACGCTATGGGCGTTTGGAGTGTAAACGAGGTCCGCGAAATGTTCGGCAAGCCGCCCGTAGAAGGCGGAGACGCCCGCCCACGCGGTTATAACTCGATAGACGAGGGAAAACCCGCCGCGGACGATAACGACGCAGGAAACGCAAACAACGAAGGCACAAAGGGAGGTGCAGACAATGGCACAGAACAAACAGAATAAAAGAAACGACTATTTCGTGCAGCGTGGATATACCGCGCAATTCCGCGCAGCGGGCGCGGACGATCAAAACGCGGGGCATATCGTCGAAGGCCTCGCGGCCGTGTATGAGCAGGAAACGGTTATACGCGACTTTTTCGGCGAATTTGTCGAGGTCATACGCGCGGGAGCGTTTGACGAGTGCGACTTTGACGACGTGCGGCTGCTTGTAAATCACAATTTCGACGGCATAGCGCTTGCGCGGTCGCGTCGGAATAACAAGAGCGACAAGCCGAATACAATGCAGCTTTCGGTTGACGAGAACGGTATAAATATAAAGGCCGATCTTGACACCGAAAACAACGAGCAGGCCCGCGCCCTTTATTCCGCGATTTCTCGCGGAGACATGGACGGCATGAGCTTTTGCTTTTACGTCACCGAGGACGGGCAGAAATGGAGCACGAAGGACGGCAAGGATTACCGCGAAATTATAAAGGTTTCAAAGGTGATCGAGGTAAGCGCTGTTAATTTCCCCGCATACGGGGGAACTAACATAGATAGTCGGTCGTTGGATAGCGACAAGCGGGCGTTGGATAACTACCGCGCGCGGTTGGATAACCGCGGCAACAAAAACGGCGAGCAGCTCGCCGCATTAAAGCTGCGAAACGAAATTTTATTTAAATTTGGAGGTATCAAAAAATGAAAGAAAAGCTCAAAAGAATGATCGCAGAGAAGGAAGCAAAGCTCGCGCAGCTGCGCGACAAGGTGAAGGTTTCGGAGGACGTCGCGGAATTGCGCGGGCTTTCCGAGGACATTGACGCATTGATCGCCGAACTCGAAAACCTTAAACAGATGTACGCCGAGGCCGACGAGCCCGCAGGAGAGGGCGAAGGCGCAGGAGAGGGCGCACGCTCGGGCAACCTTAACAAGATCACGGAAACCCGCGGCGGCAAGCCCGACGACAACGCAGAGGCAGAGAAGCGCGCAAAGGCTTTCGCCGACAGCGGCCGCATGGACATTGCAAACAGCGAAGCTCGCGCCGTCCTTGTTTCGAGTGGCAAAATCGCAACCCCTACCGAGGTTAGCGGAATTAACGAAAATTTTAATTCTGTTTCCTCGATCGTTGACCTTGTAAAGGTAACGAACGCGCAGGGCATGGGCGCGTATAAGGTCGCATACGAGGACACCGACGCCGCGGCGACCGCAACCGCCGAGGGCGCAAATTATCACGAAAGCGACCCGACGTTCGGATTTGTAGATATCAAGCCCGAGAAGGAAACCGTTATTTCTTACGTTTCCGAAGAGGTACAGAAGCAGACGCCCCTTGACTATGAAGGCAAGGTGAAGGGAAGCGCGCTTGTTGCTTTGAGAAAGAGAGCAGCCGCAAAGATCACGGCGGCCATTCTTGCAAGCGAGATCAACGAAGAGCTTACTATTCCCGCGATCGGTGCGGACACGCTCCGCAAGATTGCCCTTTCGTATGGCGGCGACGAAAACGTCGTCGGTGGCGCGGTGCTCTTCCTTAACAAGGCGGACCTTGTCGCATTCGGCGACGTTCGCGGCTCGAATGAGAAAAAGGCGGTTTACGAGATCACGCCCGACGCAAGCAACCCGAACACGGGCATTATTAAGGACGGCGGCCTTTCTGTTAAATATTGCATTAACAGCAACGCAACCGCCCACGCAACGGCCGAGGCCGAAACAAAGACGATGTTCTACGGCGCGCCGCAGACGGCTTTCGAGCTTGCCCTTTTCGGAGATTACGAGGTTAAGGTTTCCGAAGATTACAAGTTTAACGCGGGCCTTCTTGCTATTCGCGGCGCCGTTATGCTCGGCGGCGACGTGGTACAGAAGGGCGGCTTTGTCGTTGTAAAGCACGCCTAAACCGCGTCAATACGTGGCGAAAAAATAACTTTGTTTCGATTGAAACAGTAACGGGAGGACGAAATGGCGGAGAGATCGCACATTGAAATAATTTCAAACATGACGAACGTTGGCGACAGCGGGCAGGGCGGTTTTGTTTCCGATTGGTCGGAATTTGCAAAAAACCTTTTACGCGAGCGCGGCGTTTCGGAAAAGTATATAAACGGCGACGCCTCCGCCTATATTCTCGGTAAGATCGTAACGGACATGGTGGAGGACGGCGAGCTTTCAAAGACGAGCGAAAGCATTATTGCGAGCTTGCGCGTCAATCACCCGAAGAGCGAGGACCGAGAGGGAGGCGAAAGC